GGATCACGGGCTGGCCGAGCTCGTCGACGACGAGGCCCCACCAGTTTCCGGGATGGCCGGCGCAGGATAGATCGTCGAGGCCGCGCAGCCCGCTACCGGGCGGCGCGTAGGCCGCCGGGCAACCGTCGGCGTCGACGGCAAACCCGGACTCATAAATGATCGCGCCGCGGATGAGCTGCGGCGTCCGCGAGTCCATGGGCTACCCGCGCGGCGGCGCGGCGCACGCCGTCGGCTTGTGCTGCGTCAGATACCGCTGCAGCACGTCGAGTGCGTGGGTACGCTGAGCATCCGAGCTGGCGGCCATCAGTGCCGCCTTGACGTCGGTTCCCGCGGGCAGCGCCGGCGCGGCCTCGGGCTTCGCCGCCCAATAGGCGACCAGTGCTTGCGCCGCGCAGTCGACCAGGCCGGGCGCGAACGAAAACGCCGCCTGCTCGAGGTCGGCCGTCGTGCTGCCCGGGTTGCTGACAATCGCCTGCACGGCCGTGCTGACGATCTGCGCGTCGCTCCCCAGCTTGCCGATCGTGCAGGCCTTGAACGTCGCGCAACCCGACGCCGCCAGCAGCGCCGCCGACAAGAGCACCAGCAGCACGGCCGCCGGCGGGACAGCGGGCGGCGGCGGCGGCGAGCTCGGCGCCGACTTGGCGGCCTCGGCCTCGGCCTCGAGCTCCGCGGCGATGTTGCCGAGGCGCGCCACCAGCGGGAACCGAAGGCGCGCGCGCGCGTATAGAAAATTGAAGATCGCTTGCACGATCGAATTGGCATGGACGCGATCGGTAGCGGCGAGGATCTGCTCGAGCAGCCACAACAGGGCGAGGCCGACAATCGCGGCGGTCTGCTCATGCGCGACGACGAGCGCCACGACGTGGCCGGCGTATTGCTTGATCATGTGCGGGGACTCCGATCGGTTTGGCAACCCTTGGGTTACCCGTGGGTGTGCTACGCGCCGGCGAAGTGCCGACGCAGAAACGACAAGAGGCGGCGCACGAGCGAGCGGCCGCGCAGGGCCTCGAGCTCGCGCTCGAGGCGCTCGACGCGCGCCTCGAGCTCAGCGCCGGGCGGCCGCGGCGCGGCGGCGCGCAGGATGGCGTTTGCCTCGCGGACGCTGTACAGCGGGCCGGGGCCCCCAAGGTCGGCCAGGGGATCCCCGCTGTCCTCAGACCAGGCGGCGACGGCGGGCGGCGGCGGAAGGGGCGCGCCGAGTTCGGCCGGACGCTCGAGGGCGAGCACGGCCGGATCGTCGGGGGCGAGCTGGTGCAGCTCGGGCACGGTCGCCGGCGTGCGCCAGGTCGTAGGCGGCGGCCTCATTTGCCTAGCAGGTAGTGGCCGAGGGCGCCGGCGGCGACGCCGGCGAGCGCCTTTAGGATGGCCACGATCACTTTCTTGACCGGGCGCTTTGCCTCTTCGGCGCCGTCTTTGTCGTCGCCGCCGCGGATCTGCAGTTTCAGCGATGCGGTGATCTGCGAATTGTCGTCACGGCGGCGCTGATCAAAGCTGCCTTCCTCGTCGTGCGCCACCAGCTTGCGCGAGCGCGGCGCCAGCACTGCGAGGGCCTCGCGCACGTGCATGAGCATCGCGCGATTCTCCGTCATGAGCTCGGCGTGGTCGCGCTTGGCGCGCGCGTCGAGCTGCTGATTGGAAACGAGGATCCGCGTCAGCCGATCGACTTGCGTAACGGTCGCGGCGCAGAGGCCGGCGACGCGATCAAGCTTGGCGTGCAGATCGGCGGCGTCGGCGGCGTCATCCGTGGGCGGGGGCGACGAGCTCGGGCGGTCGCGGGTGCTCATGCTCGGCGCTCTCCTCTTCGTGCTGCTGTTGACGTTCGAGCATGTCGACGGTGCGCGTCAGCTGCGCGACGGCGGACTCGAGCTGTGCAATGGCTGTCACGGCGTCACTGCGCACAATCGTAGGTGTAGAGATACGTACCCGCGGGAAGTGCCGTCGATCCGACCTTGACGACAAATGCCGTGGTGCTCGTGCTGGCGCTGTCGAGATAGAGCGAGCTCGTGCCACTCAGCGCCGCCGCGGCTGCGTTGCTCGGGCTGATCTGACAATGCGGCGCCGTACCCCATGCCGCGTTGAAAGTCACGGTGGCGCACGTGCTCGAGGCGGTACCCGTCGCCGTGCTGGTCATCGTGAGCGTGCCGGCGCTGTCGCTGGCGTTGGCGTCGAGGGTGACGGTCTGCGTACCGCCCAGGCAAGCGCCCGCCGCTTTCGTCGGCGCCGTGCCGGCGCCGCCAATGTGCTGCGCGTGGAAGCCGTTGCTATCGAGCGATGCGTATGTCGCGGCGCCGTTGGTGCTGAGCCATTGGTATGAGCTCGCCTCGGCCTGCAGGATGCCGCCATTGATCAGAAGATGAGCGACGAACGATCCCGCCGCGCTGCTCACCGTCAGGTATTCATATCCCGCGTTCAGCTGCGACGAAAGGACGAGCCTATTGGACTGCCCCGAATCGGTCAGCTGTACCGACGCGAGCTCGTTCGTGTTGGTTCCGTCCATCGAGCGGAACAGGTGGCCCGTCTGCGTTGCGGAATTGGCTTGCACCGTGATCCCGGACGCTGAATCGGAGCCCGGCTTCACGGTCGCGCCGCCGGTGATCGTCGTGGCGACGCCCGCGGCGCCCATGGCGATAGAGGATGTATTAGACGTGCCGATAGACACCGTGCCATTCGTTGCGCCGAGGCCACCGCGAATCGTCACCGTGCCGCCAATGCCCTGGCCGGCGCCGCCGTTCGTACCGGCGGGGCCGCCCGCCAACAGCAGGGGGCCGCCCGCGCCCGATACCAGGGTCGCCGACCCGTCGCCGCCGGTGCCGCCGATCCATTGATTCTGTCCGCCGCCGCCAGCGGTGAAGGTGCCCGATGCGTTGGCGCCCTTGCCGCCCGAGCCGAAGAGTTGCCCGCCCGGTTGACCGTTCGTCGTCGAGGCCGTACCTGCTCCGCCGCCGCTGAGCGAAAGCTGGTAGCCCTGTGCATCGGCGGGTGCGGTCGCGATGTTGATCGTTTTGTTCGTACCGCCGCTGAATTGCATCAGCGTCGACGTGAGCGCGAGGTTTGTTACGCCGCCGTACTGCACGTTGATTGCGCTGCCGCTGCTCACGCCCAGCGTCATTCCGGAGCCTAGGCTGCTGCCGCCGATCGCTACCGCCGTGGCTACCGTCGTGCCGAGGCTGAGGGTACCGGCGCCCGTCAGCGTCGCGGTATTGCCTGAAAAGGTCCAGTTGCCGGTGGAGGCGCCGCCGCCGCCGGCGCCGAGCGGGCCCAATTCGCTGTTGTCAGGATTGCGGATCCACCACCCGGACGACAGCTTGTAGTAGAGGCCTGGCACACCGTTGGGGCCCGTCCATCCCGATTGCGTCGCCGTCTGCACGCCGCCGTCGGCGCGGAATGGTTTGGTTTGCGCCTGGGCGACGCCGCCGACGAGCAGCGCGACGACGAGCGCGAGGCTACGCGTGGTCATAGATCGTGATCTCCGCGGTGCCGGTGACGGCGCCGGAAAGGGTGAGGGTCCCGGTCATGGTCCCGTTGCCGTTGTCGACGTCGGCGCCGTAGACGGCGGCGACCGTCGCATCGACGCTCAGGCCGGGCGCCGTCTTGCCGTAGTTGCCGGCCGGCTTAGTGAAGGTGAAAGTTGCCGACGACGCCGCGGTCAGCGTCACGGTGACTGTCTGCATGGCCATGTGTGGAAACTCCCGACGGCGTGCGGCAATTTGTCGCACCCGAGGGTTACCCCCGGGTGTTATGATTGTTCCGAGGTGAAGGCGCGATGAAAGCGATCCCGCTACTGCTCGGCGCGCTGCTGGCGGCGGCCTCGTCGGGGTGTGCGTCGGGTCTGCGCGGCGATGGGTCGCTCGCCGTGCTCGAGATTTCCGACAAGCTGCACGCGCTGACGTGGGACGCGGAGAACCTGCAAACGGGCGCCGTCGACAAGGGCGATATGGTTGACGCCTACTGCGCCGGCGCCCATCTGTGGGACGTCGTAGGCGCGCAAGTGCGTTGCGCGCGCGAGGTCGAAGGCGAGCACGCCGCGAGCTCCGTCGGCGTCGTCGTCGCCGGCCTCGGCCAATATGGCGACTATCAACAATGGTGGTCGAACGTCGACGGCAAGATCCACGTGGCCGAGATGGCGTGCGGCACCCTCGACGGTTGCGCCGCGATTGCCGCGCATGAGATCGGCCATGCCCTCGGCCTCGGCCACATCGCCGCCGGAAACCTGATGGCGCCCAATGTCGACGCGAGCACGCTACAGCCCGGCGACGTCGAGGCCTTCCGTCACGTCTGGAACTAGATCGGCGACAGACTCGCTTGACGGTTCCAGACCGCGCGCACGGGTGTGATCCAGAGGGCCGCGGAATTGGTGGCGCTCGTCGTCGTGCCGATAATCACGAAATACATCGGCGCCGTGCCGCCGCCGAATGGCAGCGTAGAGGCCGTTTCCACGACGGTGTTATTGACGACGAGCCGCGCCTTCGCCCCGTAGGGCGAGGCGCTGCCGTGCAGCTCGAGCGTGATCACGTCGGGCGATCCAAGGGTGGTACTCGCCGTAACGCCGCTCGGCGTCTTTGTAAATGTCGAGCCGTTGGCTGTGAGCAGCTGCCAGGCCGTATCCGCCGCTTGCTTGCACAGCGCGAGATCGTAATTCGCGTTGTTGGGTGTCGCGGATGCCAAGCTTGACGAGAGTCCGATCTTCCAATCGACGTTAGACGCGCCGCCGCCGATGATCTCAAACTCGAGCACCAGCGACGTAAAAGCCTGCGCGCTGACGATGGGCATCGCGGAATTGAAAACCACGGTGGCGCTGCTGGCGGCATTGCTGCCAATGTTGATATTCAGCGGGATCGTCCCCGGAATCGCCGGCGAGTAGATCGTTTGAAAATTGGTTGTCGCCGGAAGTGAATAGCGGAGCTTACCGCTCGTCAGCGACGCGGCGCCGTTGACGGTCGATGTTCCCGGGCTGGCCGTGAGAAAATCCTCGTAATACTCGACGAGGCGGCCGCGTCGATACCCATTGTGATCGATGATGCCGCGGACGTTGCCGGCCTGGTCGGCCCAGCTGGCTTGCGGCGTGAATGCCGAGCGAAAGGCGGCGGTGCCGTTAGCGGTGAAGGTTCCCGAAAAGGCGAGCGTGATTCCGCTCGTCGCGTCCGTCATGCTGGCGGCCGTCGTTTGCAGCGCGCCGTAGGTATTGCCGCCGTCCATGGACGTCTTGAACGTGGCGGCACCGACGGCTCCGCCCGTCTGAATCTGCACCACAAAGCGCGTGCCGTCGGCAATGTGCGCCGATCCCGACGGCGTGATCGTACCGCCGAGGCCGGAATTGACGGGGGTAGTGAATCCCGAGCCGCTCGCGTTGATCACGGGGACGTCGAGCCCCACGGCGCTCTGAATGTGCGCGAGGTAGTCGGTGTCGACCTTCTGCTGCTGCTGCAGGTTCGCCCAGGTGGCGCCGTCGGCGTCCGCGGGTAGATAGATCTTCGGGATCGCTCGAGGCGCAGGCGCCGGCGAGGGCGCCTGTGTCGCGTCTTTGTTGCCGGTGTAATTGGTGCCGAAACCCATTGATTACGCTCCCGAGAACGCAACGATGGTGCATGGCCCCATCGTGTTCAGCTGTTGCGCCTGCGGCGGCCAGGCGAAAAACGCGCCCTGCACGAGCGCGTACACACCGACGCAGATCGCGCGGCCCGGCCTCCACTTGCGGATCGTCGCCTGCAGTCGCTGCAGATCGGCCGGGTGCAGATCGGCGTAGGGATTCGCGCCGGCCTGGTACGCGATCACGTCGACGTAGCCGGTGAAGGCGGCCGAGGCGCGCAGCGTGATCCCCGTGGGGGTCTGCGTCGTCGGATCGGCGACGACAGAAACGGGGCCGCCGCCATCGGTGACGGTGACGCCGTCTACGCGAACCTTGTAGGTCGTGTCGAGAAATGCGTTATTCCAGACGGCCGCGCCGTTGTCGACGGCCGAGAACGGCACGCGCGCAAACGTCGTGAAGTAGGACGGCAGCGCGCCCGGAAACAGGATCGCGAATCGCGAGCATAGATCGGTGTTGGCGTCGAACGTCCACCAGCTGTTGCTCGACGGGACGCTGCGCCCGAGCGTGACGCTCGAGGTGATCCCGACGGCGAGCTGCGCGCACGGCGTGATCACAAGGTTGGGGGTCGGATCCCACGTCGCACCGTCGACGAAAGCCGGCAGCGGCAGCGTCAGCTGATACGCGAGGCCGTTTTGTTGCACGAGCACGGCGCCGTCGAAACCGGCGAAGTGCAACCCCAGCAGCAGCCCGAGCGGCGAGCCGGCGAACTTGCCGAGCACGATCCATTGCGGCGCGCGCGCCGCCAGCGTCGCCGTCGGCTCATTCGGATACGTGTCGAGCTGCCGCTCGCTGGCGATCAGCGCCACCGATGGCGGCGACGCGTAGCGGGGCAGGTGCTCGAGGTTGGCTTGCGTCGCCCAGTCGAGCGCGCGGTCGCCGAGCGCCGCCGCGAACCCGCCGAAGATGCGCCGCCCGATCGTCGCCATCCACGGCTGACGAAGGCGCGTGATCCACGCCTCGTATCGCGTGCTCGAGGGAAACGAGCTCATGACGACGTCGACCACGTGAAGGCGGTTGCCGCCGTCTGCGTCCACTGCGCAGATTCGAAGGCTCCGACCGTCAGCGGCAGCTGCAGGTCAGTCGTGCCGCCGTTGATCGTCAGCGTGCCGTTGACCTTGGTCACGCCCGGCGTCGTGCGCGCCAGCGCGATGATGTAGTCGTAATCGATCAACGGGTTGATCGAGATCGGCGTCGCGGCGTCGACGCCGCCTAGATACGCCTGCAGCCGTTGCGTCAACGCCGCCTGCGCCGTCGCCAGCTGCGCGGTTTTCGCCGTGATGGACAGGCCGCCCAGCGTGATCGCGCGCGCCGTCGAGGTCGCGACGGTCGGAAGATCCGTCAACATGGAGTAGGCGTTAAAGAACGTCTGCACGTTGGCGACGACGAGCGGCGACAGCGGCGCGCCGCCCTGGCCGCAAACGATAATGTTGACTTTGTTGTTTACCGTCGCGTCGACGGCAACGTACGCAAGCCGCACCTGTGAATTTGCGGACAGCGCCAGGGCCTGGTAGGCGCTCGAGGTCGGCGACGTCGGGATCCAATTGCCATTCCCGTCTTTGGCAAACGACAGCGACGGCCAGAGGCCGCGGCAGCGGGTGCCGAGCGCCTGCGGCGTCTCGACGTCGGCGCCCACCTGTATGATGTCGCTGCCCGGGGTCGTGAAGTAGTACACGGCGCCCTGCACGAAAGCGGGTGAGCCGCTGTTATCGGAAAGCGTGACGTTGATCCCGTAGCCGCCGAGGTTGCTCGCCGAGCTCCCCGACTGCGCGATCCACCCGTGATTGTCGACGTTGGTAGACCAGGCGACGGTAGCGGCGGCCGCCGTGCCGGTGGCGTCGATGCGCAGGGCGACGGTGTGCGATCCTTCCGAGGGCGAACCGCTCGGGGTGACGGTGCCGATCCCGCTGCCCGCCTGCGCGACGGGTGAATAGGTCGTGTGCGGATTGCTCGCCGTGACGCCGGGGTAATTGGCGGTGACGAGCTGCAGCGTGTCGTCGGTCGGATCGTTGTAGACCAGGCCGGCGGCGCTGTTGCTCGCGAACTCGCTGCGGAAAGTTGCCGTCGTCGTCTGCGGCACGCCGCCCACGGCGGGCGCGATCGTGACAACCTGATCGAGCACGTAGCGATTGCCCGACGAGAATTGCACCACCAGCGCGGGGCCCGGCTGCAACGGGCCGTAGGTGGTGGCGCTCGCATTGGTGAGGGTGATCGTCCGGCGCGTGAACGTCGCCGCGAGCTGCACGACTCCGTAACGCTGCTGCGCGACGAATGGCGCCCAGCCGGTGACGTCGATGATCGAGCCGTCGGGATTCGCCGGCGGCGTGGCGAACCCAAAGACGTAATCTTCAAAGCCCGCGGCGCACATGGCGGCGAGCGCGAGGCGGACGCTCACCCTCATGAGCGCGATCACGTAGGCCTGCGCGCGCTGCACCGATCCGGGAAGCCAATCGGTGGTGCGCACCTGGCGCTTTGTTAACTCCGGCAATACCTCCTGATTCAGCACGTCATCTTGAGACGGGACAGTCAGGAGATCGGACAGCTGCGGCGTCGTCGCCATCGGTTACGCGCTCCGTAGCAATGCGGCGGTGACGCCGGACGTTTGGATCACGAATGCGAAGGGGCCCGAGCCGCCGAGGCCCTGCACGGAGATCGACAGGGTGCCGGCGTTGAACGTGGCGACCACGTCGACGCTGCCGCCCTGTACGCGCGCATCCTGCGCGAGCACCTGGCGGCATTGCTGCTGCAGATCGTCGATGGCCGTGCGATCGGCCAGGGCAAACCGCTTGCCGAACCAATCGCGGATATCGATCGAGTCGTAGGGGGCTGAGTCGCCGATCTCGGCCATGGCGCCGGCCGGCGTCATGAGGCGCCGCGCGAGCGCGTACGCCAGATTGAGATCGCCCGACGCGAGGATCTCGGGATCGTTGAGATCGTCGAGCGCCTGCACGTCGGTGCCGTAATCGACGCTCACCGCTGCACCTTGACGCTCGACGAGCCTACGGACGTCGGCCAGGCGGCGATGATGTTGGATTGAAGCGCCTTGCCGCCATCCTGCGCGACAAAGGCGGCGCCGCTGATCGCCGCCTTGATCGCGGCAATGTCCGACGCCGTCACGACGGCGTCAGCCGAGGTGCCGATCGACAGCGACACGAGCGTCGCGCCGGCCTCCCAGATCGGCGTGCAGTAGGGGCGCGACGGATCGCCCTTCTCCCATCCGAGGTGAACGATCGCGCCCGGCGACACGTTGACGACGGCGCCCGGGATCGGCACGAGCAGCGGCACGCCCTTTTCCGGCGAGATCCGCGGATCCTCGGGGCTGACGTCGACGGTCGAGCCGTCGCACACGTCGACGCGCGCGCGGTAGAGGCCGAGGCGCACCAGATCGGGCGGCTGCCCGGGATCTTCGGGCAGGCGCAGGATGCGGCGCACGAGCGCGCGCAGCTCGTCGGAGATCAAACCCATGCCCATGTGCGCACCTGATCCGAAGCAACCCAGTGATCGACGGCGGCGACGTGGCCGACGCCGGCGAGGTTGACGCCGGGCGCGAGCGACGGCGTCGAGGCGCCGATCTCGTAACGCCCCTCGTCGGGGAAGAAACACAGCACGTCATCGCCGGACGGCAGCGACGCCGCCGGCCAGCTTTCGGCGCCGATCCAGACGGTGCCGTCGAGCAGCACGCGCCACGTGATCGCCTGCCCGAGCGCCTGCCCGGCGGCATACGCCAGGTGATCGAGCGCGGCGCTTGCGCGCTCGGCCGTGTGTGTCCAGACCGGCAGCAGCGTTGCCAGCAGCGCCGGATCGACCGTGGGCGACAGCGTCTCCCCGACGGCTGACAGGATGGCCGCCAGCGGATCTCGCACCAGGGCGGCGCGGTAGGCCGCCGGCGCGATCGACTTGCCGAGGCCGCCGGCGCCGCCGACGATCCGCACGTAGGCTGAATCGAGCTGCACGCCGCCGGTGGCGACCGTGCCCGAGGCCGTCAGGCCGCCGGCGGCGGCCAGGGTGACGCCGCCGGTGGGCGCCGTGGCCACGTCCAGCTTGATCCGCGCTTGCCAGGCGCCACGCGATGGCAGGTGCAGGCGGCCGCGCTCGACGTCGGCCCCTGCACATGTGACGAGTGCCATGGGCGGCTTACGTCGGTTTCAGGCCGGCCGGCGGCGCGCCCACGCCGGCCTGCTGGTGCGGCGCCACGTTGGCGGCGGGCCCGACATTCTGCACCTTGCGCACGGGCGCGCCCTTTGGCGTTTTCGTCGCCGGCTTGCTCGGCGGCGGCAGCCAGTGCAGAAGGTCGAACGTCATGCGCGCCCGCATGGGCTTCACCACCATGAGGGGCGAGACGCCGACGATCAGCACCATGGAGATCCCGAGCGGACGCAGCGACGGGTGATCGATCGACACGGGCGCCGGCGTGCGGCCCGCCATGGGGATCAGCCCGGCCGCGATGCCGGCGAGCTCTTCCCGGTCATCGTCGTTGTAGGTGGTGATCTCGAGCTCGATCGGCTGCGGCTCGAGGCCGTGACACGTCGGGTAGGCGCCGTCGGCGCCCGCCTTGCTTTTCTTGTCGATCTTGAGGCGGATCGCGCCCTTGGTGATCCGCGAGAACCCGGGCAGCACCTTGTCGGCCAGGGTGCAGCGGTCCCATCCTTGGGGCGCGCTCGGCTTGCTGGCGCCGTTGGCGGGGCCGAGCGGCGGAAAGAACACGGGGCCGAAAGTCGCCATGCTAGGCCCCCTCTCTGGCTTCCACGATCAGCTGCTGCAGCTCGAGGCGGACGGCACGCGCGAGCTCGTGCGCGTCCGCGCCGGCGCCCTGCACGGTGATGTTGACTTCGCGGATCGAGACGCCGCCGCCGCCCTGGCCGAAATCGTCGCCGAGCGGCACGACTGCTTCCGGGCCGGCCTCGCCGATCAGCGCCAGCGTGGGGCTACTGACGATGCCGCCCGACGCCAGCTTGGGAATCCGCTTGGAAAACTCGCCCTCTTTGCCGAGCTCGTCGAACGCCTCTTGATTGAGCGTCGACTCCGACGAAAAGAGCTGGTGGAGGAATCCGCCCTTTCCGGCGCGGTCGAGCGCGGCTTGACGATCCTGCTCGTCGAGCGACACGGTGAAGCCGGCGCGCGGGCCTTCGGTGATCTTGCGCTTGTCGACCGTGCCGTTTACGGACGCGTCGAGGTTGTCGCCGAGGAAATCGCCGATCGCCTCGCCGATTCGCGGCAGCGCGGCAAGCGCCTTCATGATGTTGCCGATCTCGCGCGCGAGCTCCTCGAAGATGGGGACGCACGCTTGCACGTCCGCCTTGATCTCGGGCCATGCGTTGCTGAACCCGTCGACAAACTCGCCCACCTTGTGAGCGATGCCGCCGACGACGTCGCGCATTTTGGCCAGGCCATCGGGCCCGCTGAGATCGCCGAACATGGTTTCAAACGCGCCGCCGACTTTGGCGACGAGATCGGTTCCGATCGGCCCCTCGAGCGTCGTAATGAAGTTGTCGAGAAAGCCCTGCACGGCTTGCATGCCGCGCGATCCGGCGAGGCGCTCGAAGAGAGTTTCCTTCAAGTTGCCGAGGCGCTCGAGCTGCGCGCCGAGGGTGTGCATGCCCTCATTGGTGGCGTTGCCGAGGGCGCCGCCCTCGCGCGCGGCGATCTGGTGCAGCGCGACCGACAGCAGCGTCTGTGCCTTCACCTGGCCTGCCTTCGTTTGCTTTTCGGCGGCCTCGGCCGAGATCCCGAGCAGCTCGCCCAGGTCGGAAAAGAAATCCTTTTGCTTGATCCCTAGTTCTTTGAGCGAGCCGCGCAGGCGCTGCGGTTGGATCTCGATCCCGCGCAGGGCCTCGAGCGCGCCCTTCGCGCCGGCGGCGCCCGTCTTGCGACGCGTCGCCACGTCGGTGGCGGCGGTGACGAGGTCGGCCCATTGCTCTCTGTGCTCGTCGCCCGACTCCTCGAGGATCGGTAACAGCGCCTCTTTGATCGCCTTCGGCGAAAAGCGCGAGCCGCGGAAGGCCTCGGCGAGCTCGTCGACTTTCTCGCCGCCCTCCTCGCCCACGTCGAGCTTGATCGCGAGATTCAGATCCTCGGCGTCGCCGGCGACCTTGACGATCTCGCGGCCGAGATCGATCACACCCTCGACGAGCTTGTGGATCGCCTCGAGCGCGAGCGCGGCGCCCTCGGCCAAATCGAATTGCAGGAAATGGCCGCCATCCTCGAACGCGGAGAAATTGAGCGACAGCGCGCCGGCGCGCACCTTGCCTAATTCGCCCTCGAAGGCCTCGAGCGCGCGCGTGCCGTTGTGGACTGCCTTTTCTGTCTCCCCTAACCCGCGGTTGCTCTTGTCGAGGGCCTCAACAAAGTTGCCCCCAAGGTTGATCTGAAACTCGAGGGCCATGGGTTGACCTACCGTCGACGGGTGAGGGCGCCGATCACGCGCAACTTAAATTCCGCGTCGAGCATCGCGGCGAGCCGCTGCTCGCGTGACGGCTCGTCGATCTTGTGAAGTGCCAGGAGGTGATCCGAAGCGGCTACGATGGCGGCGCCGATCTCGAGGCCGCGCAGCTCTTCGTAGCCGCTTACCATTCCCCCAGGTCGGCGCTCGCGAGTAGGCCGGCGAGCTCATGCACGTGCAGGCTGAGCGTCAGCACGAAACCCGGCCAGCGATCGAAGAGCTCGTCCGGATCCATCGGCGAGCCGTCGGCGCGCAGCGCGGCGAGTACAGAGGCCCCGACCATGTCGCGCAGGAGGGCGCCGTGTTTGGCGTCGCGCTTGCGAAACGCGGTATTGAAGAGGCGCCACACCCCGGAATCGGGCGGCGTCAGCACGACGTCGAGCGGCTCGGCGCCCTGCGGCAAGAGGCGCCGCCACACGGCGCCGGCGTGCCGCTCGAGCAGCGCGGCGACCGCGGGCGGCCTCGGCGTCGAAACCTCGGGCCTCTCGAGCTGCGCGCGGGCGGCGCCGACCTTGCGCCGCACCAGGCCTTGCACGAGATTGGGCAGCGCGGCCCATCGCTGGCACCAGGCGGCCCAGGTCGCCGGCGGCGGCCATAGAACGGCGTCGGCGGCGATCTTCTCGGTCAAGCCGTCGTCGTCGGTGCGCAGGTTGAACGTGCCGGCGGCGAGCTGATCCCACGCCGTGGTCGCATCCTCGGGCCGCGGCATCTTGCACGCGCCCGAGGGATTGCCGACGACGATCGGCAGCTGCACGACTTGATCGCCGTCGCCGAGCACGCGCAACAGGCCCTTTTCGGGGCGACGGTGCGCGTGCTCGGCCATGAGGGCGGCGAGCTCCGCATCAGAAGGCTTGACGATCTGCATTGATGGCCCCTACCGCGCGCTAGTACGAAATGAACGTGCGGCCCTGCTCGTCGCTGATCGACAGGATGAACAGCGGGATCTCGACGACAAGAACCTTCTGATCGTCGGAGCTCTTGCGCGGCTCCTCCTGCACCATGACGCCGTTCAGGCGATCGCGCTTGATCGTCGCCACCGTCTGCCCGTACTGCACGGTCATGTCGAACGCGACTTGACCGATCCCCACGGGGCGCTGAATCTGCGCCGCGATCGCCTGCGCCTGCAGGCGCAGCCAGTCGCGGAAAACAAACCACTCCTCGAGCAGCATGGACATGCTGCCTTCGGTCTCCTGCTCGCCGATCACGTAGGCCACGTTTTGGCCGCGCGCGTCTTTGACAGCCTCTTTTTTCGCCGCGTCTTTGTAATCGATCGATTTGAAGCGGGTGAACTGGTAGGGCGAGCCAGTGCCGCCGTTCGCCTGCACGTCGATCAGGCTGTGCTGATAGCTCTGCCCGTTGATTCCGTAGGACATGGATCGAAACTCCGTCGGGGCGCGCCCCGGAAACTGGTGGGGAACAAAACGGCGTCACCCGGCGGCGAGCCCCGTAACAGGGGGCCCGCCGCCAGGTGCGCCGCGGGGTAGCGATGGACGCGGGGGACTAACCGACGAGCGACAGGGACAGCGTCCCCGAGGCGCTGACGGCGTTGCTCACGGCCGTGATCTCGCCGAGCGGCTGGAACGTGTAGGCCACGTCGAGCCGCTTGGGATTGGCGCCCACCTGCGACGAGCGGAGAATGCTCGCCGTTGCGCGGCTCGCCTGCGGCTCTTTGAAATCGCCGCCGCCCTTGGCCAAGCCGAGCGCGCGCTGCACGGCGCCGTTGACGACGGTATCGAGGCCGCCGGCGGCGGTCTCCGCGATCGTGCCGTCGCTGTTCGCCTTCGGTCGCTGCCCGAGCAGCTGCACGATCACGGGGCGCAGCGCCGCGATCATGCTGTTGAGCGCGCGCACGGCGCCCGCGTCGACCCAGAATGCATCTGTCGAAAGATTCTTCCAGCCGCTGACGCCGGACGTGATCGACAGGTACGGGGTGAGCGATCCGCCGTAGGTGCGCGCGGTGTTGATCTGCACGTCATCGAGGCCCGGCGTCGCGGCCTCGTCGCGGCCGCCGACGAAAACGCTGGTGCGCGTCAGGTCGGAGCCGCGCGCGCCGATGATCACGGTGTCCGTGTCGGCCGTGTCATAGACGGGCGAGCTCGAGGGCATGACGATGTCCCCGGGCCCCTTGATGCTGGTGGCGCCGGCGGGCTGAAACACGCGCAGGCCGCCCAGCGCGGTCGCCGCGAGCTCATCCTTTGGATCGGTGCGGACGTACAGATCGACCGCGAGCCACGACAGCGGGCGCAGGGCCTTACGGCCGAACGCCGACAGCGTCGAGGTGATCCGCATGCCGCCGCCCGAGCTCGGGCAGTCACACGCCGCCTGCCAATCGAAAACGCCATTGGAGAACGCGTCGCCCATGGCGGCGTCCAGCACGGCCGCGGCCGAGAAGGCGCCGGCGGCGCTCGAGGGCATGGCCGACACGTGGATCAGCGACGCCTGCACCGTGCGCGAGCTCTTGAGCGCCGTCAGGGCATTGTTGAGATCTGTGGTCGAGAAACCGGGCCCGATGGCCAGGAACGAATAGACGTCGAGCGCGGTAAACGTGCCCGAGAACGTGAGCACGAGGCCGGTTCCCGGGATGACCACGACGCCGCCCGAGGGGATCAGCATCGTCGGCAACGTCGAGTTGCCGGCGTCGAGACTCACTTGCGCGATGGCGACGCCGAGCGCGCCGCCCTTGGTGATCGTCGCCTGCACTTCGTAATCGTCGATGGGGCTTGAGGTCTGCGTAACGACGCCGACCCAGCCCGATCCGTTGGTCACGGTGCCGTCGATCCCGATGGTCGCCGTCTTATTGACGACGTACGTAGCGGCCGCGAAAGACAACGTGCAGTAGGTGCCGGGCACGCGCACGCTGTACGTGCTCGCCGTCGACGTGACGGTGGCGGACCACGTCACGCCGCCGTCGGTGGAAAACTGATAGGCGGCCGTGCCGAGCACGCCGCCCGTGACGCACTTGACGGTGATCGGCTTGTGCGGGGCGCACGACGGCACCAGCGTGCCGGTGCCGGTGCCCGACAGCGTGACGGACCCGACGGCGCCGGCCTGCGACGGGTTGACGACCACGGCGTATTTCGCCTGCCCTTTCTGCGACGTGAACGCGCAGACTTCGGCGAGGCGGCCCGTGTCGAGCAGCGTGGGGATCGAGGCCGGATCGCCGATCGGGATCACCGTGTTGGGAGTGCCGAGCGGCGAGACGTCGAGATGCACCACCGTGCGCGCGAGCTGCTGCGAGCTGGCGCGCACCTGGCCGGCGCCCGATCGGACGCTCCACGTAGAATTTCCGAGGGCCATCGACTAGATCCTCCCGTGCAGGGCGACGGCGGCCGCCTGCTCGAATGCCTGCGCATTCATGCGCGTGTTGGCGGTGACTTCGGCGGCGCCCTCCTCACGGGCGCCGTGCAGGCGGCGAACGATCGCCGCGAGCTGCCAGGGGCGCAGCTGCGCGCCCTCGGCGTGGTCGCGCAGGGTGGGCGCCTCGGCGGGCGCGGCGGCCTCGGCCGGCGCCGGCGCGGCGGCCTCGGCGGGCGCAGGGGTATCGATCGGCGCGTTGGCGCTCTCGTCGGACATCGGCGTTTCTCCTGTGGGGGGGGCGGCTGCGGTTACTGCGTCACGGTCGATTGCGCGGCGTGCGGCGCCGGCGTCGTGCCGTTCAATCCTCGAGTGAGTCCGGTAAAGCTGGTGGCGGTGATCCCGGTGTAGGCGATCTGTTCGCTGTCGATCGACAGCTCGCCCGAGCTCGCGAATCCCGCCGTGCTGTCGACGGTGATCGTGGTATCGGTGGCGCCGGCGTCGGCGGCGAGCGCGGCCGTCAGACCGTGCAGGCCGGTTGCGTCGATCTCGCCGTCCGCGAGCTGCAGCGTGGGGGCGCCCGACAGACGCACGGACGCGGTCACGATGATCGTCTCACCGTCGCGCGCCGTGTCGGGATCGGTCTCCCATTGCTCCGTGAGCAGCTCGTAATTGGCGCCGGCCTGGTCGGGCGTGGAGTGCCAGGGATCGCGCGGATTGCCGATCGCCTGTTGCTTCAGCGCCTGCAGGTAGCGCCGGCGCAGATCCCACGCCTGATCGAGCGTCTCGGCCCAAATGACGGCCAGGATCTTGAGATCGACGTCGACGAGCGACGCGACCACGTCATGGGGCGAGTCGTATCCGCCTTCGGATGGCATGATCACCACCGACGGCGTGCCGTTCTGCTCGGGCAGGTGCCGCTTGCCGGCAAGCACCTTGACGCCGCCCATGGCCGGCGTCGCTGACAGCGATTCCGCGAGCAGCGTCACGGGGGACTTGGCAACCGGCATCGGGTCACTTCTCCGCGGCGGCGGCCCATCGGGTCATGCCGCTTGTGAGGCCGCGCGCGATCGCCTCTTGCCAGCGAAGCGGCATCGTCCCCTCGGGGTAGATCTGGCGGGCGGCGAGCACGCGCTCGCGCACGGTGTGCGCGGCGGCGTAGCGCTGCGATGCGCCCCGCCGTACGGTGCCATCCTTTTTGAAAATGCGCCGCTCGGCGACAAGCTTTCCCTTGCTGTTGAAACTCAGGTATTGCTTGTGCTCGCCCACCTGGCGCGCCGGGAACACGTGGCCGTGCTGGTGGGCGACGAGCAGATCGCGCGTGCTCTTTGCGATGAAGCGCACGACGCCGCGATCGATCCGGCTCGCGAACGCGTTGGGCAGCTTGCGCGAGATCAGCGCCGGCTTGCCGCGCTTGGTGGGCGCCCACGTCGAGCCGTCGGGCGCGACGCCGCGGGTGAACTCCTCGGCGATCAGCGCCTTTACTTCGCCCTGCACCTGGCCGGCGAGCTCGGCGCGCCCTGCCCCGTCCGGCCTCGCGAGGCCCTCGACGCTGCGGCGCAGCCGGCGCAGCCCGGCCAGGTCGCCCGTCAGCGGCACGGCGGCTACTCGAAGACGGCGAGGATCGACAGCTGCGCGCCCGAGCTGTTGCCGGCGCCGGTGGTGCCGGCGAGCGACAGCCCCGAGCCGTCGAGGCGGATCGGCATGGTGAGCGGGATCGTCACCGACTCACTCGCGGCCAGCGGCACGAAAAACGCCGGCGTGTCGGTGCCGAGGTTGACGCTCGCCGCCGGCTTGGCGAAAACCTGCAGGTACGCCGCGCCGGCCGTCGTATTGCGGATCTTGAGCGCGTGAATCATCGCCGGGCCGCTCGCCTTCACTTCGGCGACGGTGGCGGCCACGTTGTCATTGCTGTACGGTCGAGCGCCTGCGAACATTTACCACCCTCGGGGCGGCCTACTCCATGGGTAGGCCGCAAGCATGGGACCGTCGGAGCTCACCGACGAGTCGACGACGCTGTCGGGCTTGCCGCCCTTTCCGATCGCGCCGAAGAAACGCCGGGCCGCATCCTCGGCCAGAAAAATATGATCGTCGCCGGCGCCCACCCCCTTGGGCGTGGCGCCCTTGCCGCGCTTCAGCGCCGCATAGGCCATGTTGGCGGCGTGCTGGCGGATCTCGTCGCCCCACGCCGACAGCGGCGGCTTGATCGCGTCCGCCATGAGGATCAGCGCCTCGCCGGTGACGGTGGCGCAGGCCTGCGCGACCATGTCGAGCATGGAGGCCGTGAGCTCGCCGGCGCCGCCGGTTACGTTGCCGTTGGCGTCGACGGTGTATGTGATCGCCGCCTGGTAGGTCGCCGCCGCGAACGTCAAGACGGCGTAGGCGTCGTCGAGCTCGAGCTGCCAGCTAGCGCCGGCGCTCGAGTAGATCGTTTCGCTGTAGGCCTCGTCGCCGAGGAAGCGCCATTGCACGGCCAGGGCGCCGAGCGCGCCCGCCGTCACCACCTGCACCTGGAACGGCCGCCGGCGGAAACGCGCCAAGAACTCGCCGGGCACGTTGAACCGCGACAAGTCGCCAGGTGCGACGAGCGGATCGGGCGGGCAGGCCACGGCGGACTACTCGCGGCCCTGACGCTTGGCAAGCTGCGCGCGCATCGCGGCGAGCTCGCCCTCGAGCCGCACGATCTGCCCGCCGGCCTCTTCGGCGCCGCGGCGCGAGGTGTCGCGCTCGATCTTGAGCAGCTCGACGTGATCGGCCAGCTCCTTACGCGCGCCCTCGAGCGCGGCCTGCAGCTTGACCAGCTGCGACTTGAGATCGGCGATCTCGAGCGAGTCGGCCAGGCCGACGCTGCCGCCCTTGCCGTGCGGCACGACGGCCAGGTGCGGATCGGCCTGCAGCATGACGAGCTGCGCGGGACTGATCTCGTCGCTGTGGATCACGATCTGCTTTCCGTCGCGATCTTTCTCGAGACGCGGCGGCGCCGGCTCGTCGACGACGCGCACGATCGACGGATCCTTGCCCCACGCGCGGCCGGCGCGGCGG